AATAAAGGCATTAATCATAGATTCAAGAGAAAAATTTCTTTTACGTCCAAAATTAGAATAATATTTTTGATAAAAAGAAAGTGGGATGAAATCACTAATATCAAAAAAATGATTTAACATAGAAAGTAAATTGTATTGATTTTGATTAAAAAACTTTTCAAAATCAGAAGAAATATTAGAAAAGTTTAATTGTTTAGCTTGAACTGGCATAAGTTTTTCCTCCTTTTTTCATTTTGAGTTATACACATCTAGTTAATGTATATATACCCAAAATGGGGGAAACTTAGCCATTTCTATAAATTTAAATGTAGTATTTATGCGAGTTGTAGAGTTCTGCAACGAGCTATTTGTAAGAGTTAGTAAAGGAGGGTGAAAATGCTTACAGAAAAAGCGTTGGAGGGCTTTAAAAAATTCATAGAAAGAAATATTGCATATGCCCGCTACAAAATAGGCGGAACGTATCACCGAGCAACAATACATCGCAAAGAACGTCTTACAGACGGAAAAGTTGCGGTGTATTTTTCTATCATTCCACAAGCGGCAAACGATGTAATAATATCGGAAGTACAGCTTTTCGATACGAACAATGATTTATGGGCTTCAAAAGCTGAAAACATCGAAATTAAGAGTGTGCAAGAAGGTGTTTTATATCGTTTCGCATTTGATATTAAGGAGGTGTAACAAAAATGGCTTATAACCGCACATTCTGGAAAGACCATGTGACACAGTATGAAAACCGTTATAGAGAGGTTAATAATGGGGATGGAACAATAACACACGAACCAATTGAAGGCGAGGTAATACAGCAGGGAACTCCGCAAAATGAACCGAATTTTAACAATATTGAAGAGGGAGTTTTTGCGGCAAATGAAATGGGAAGCGAAGCAACAAGAGTGTTATTGCACCATGACCAGACGTTAAAGAAGCTAATAGGAGAGGCGGGAGAAACAACGCTTACAAATTCCCTTGAATACCCGTTCAATAATTCGATAAAAACAATTGCAATTGCAACAAAGCGAGATACAACAGATTATACCGTTGATATTGACGCAATAGCAACTGGTGGCGATATTGGGCGCATTGAAGTAACAGACAAACAATTGAACGGCTTCAAGATTGCATTTACAGGAAGTGCAAAAAGCGTTAACTTAAAGTATATTGTCAAAGGAGGAATTTATTAATGGCTAATATAATTATTAAATCAGAAGAACGCCGCAAGCATGAAGCGTATGTATTGGATAGTTTTAAAAAGAAAGGTTGTAATGTATCAAGAAGTGACCGTGAAGCGGCTGAATGCATAGCTGCACGTTCGCGTGAAGTATATAAAAAGCTTAAAAAGATGGAGGGGGAAATATAATGAAGATTATTGAGAAAAACGAAGGTAAAAAGATTGATTATACAATCACTGAAAACAAAATTACATTTGCCGACGAACTTATGCTTAACTTAAAGAAATACGAACGTGATGACCCGAATCATATCGACGTGTGTCTTGATAGATTTGGGAATCTTGTTTCTGGTGTTATTCCGGGAGTTGCGGAAGTGTATGTTGCGCAAATTGATATTCCGGCAAGAGAATATGATTTCATTGCGGACGGCGTAGACGAAAACGGAGAACCAAAGGAAGTTCCAATGCCGCTTCCTTTCGATATGGAAAAATGTACTTTAACGCTTTGGGCGCTAAAATAAAAATGGAGGGATAAAGATTATGACAAACTTTGATGATTTAAAATTATCCGTTGAGGCTATCAGCGGAGGAAAAAACACTGTTATTCTTGACGATTTGGGAATGCCGTCAATTGTTGTTCCATTTCCTAAATTAAAGTATTCAGACATCATAGCTGGTGGCTCACAAGACGCGCTTCCAGCTTTTATTGTGGATGGTGAAGAGGTTGACGTCATACATGTGAGTAAATATCAAAACATCGTTGTAAACAGCCGTGCATATTCATTGCCATTCAAGGACCCGAGGGTATATGTTGATTTTGACACAGCCCTTGCGTCATGCAGAAACAAAGGCGCTGGATGGCATTTGAACACAAATGCATTATGGGCGGCAATTCAAAGTTGGTGCTATAAAAACAATACAGTACCTCACGGAAATTCAAATTATGGACAAGATTACAGCAATCCACATGAAAAAGGTGTTGTAACTTACAAATATGAAAGCAATGGACAAATGTACAATGGTAGAACTGCAACAGGAAGCGGACCGGTTACTTGGTATCATAATTATGATAGTTCTGGAATTGCTGACCTTTGCGGCAACATTTGGGAATGGGCTGCCGGAATGCGCCTTGTAAATGGGGAAATTCAGATTATTCCAAACGGAAACAGTATGAAGCTTGATTGCAATATGAGTTCGTCAAGTACAGAATGGAAAGCAATTATGCCAGATGGAACACTTGTTACTCCAGGGACAGCAGGCACACTCAAATATGATGGAGAAACAGCTAGTGGAGGCGTAAGACTTAATACGGAAATCGAATTTTCAACAGAAACTATGTCGAACACATATACATCAAAACAATTTGGTACATTAACAGCGAAAACAGGTGTTGCTGTTCCGCAGTTATTGAAAGGTTTGGGACTATTCCCTATTCCGGATTATGATTATGGAAACGGAAATATATGGATAAGAAATCATGAAGCAGAGCGCGTGCCGTTCCGCGGGGCGAGTTGGTACCACACGTCCAGCGTGGGTGTTGCGGCGTTGTCCTTGTATTACCCGCGTTCTGGTTCGGGTAGCGACGTTGGCTTCCGCTCCGCTTTTTGCGAGAAACTGAAAACTGGAAGCTTATAAACTGAAAGGCGGGCGATAGCCCGTCCTTATTTTTTAAAAAAATTAACGGTTTTAGGGGGAATTATGGAAGGCTTTAAAATAAAACAGAAAATATACGACATGATACTTTATGGAAGCCCTGCTTTAACACAATTCCCAAAAGCAGAAAAATATGTACTTGCAAGCGACATAAGAAAATCAATGTATCGAATGTTTGAACTTGCCGTGACAATTGAAAAGAAATATTACAAGAAAACAACCTTACAGGATTTAGATATTGAACTTGATATATTGAGGCATTTAATAAGGCTTGCCGCAGATAAGAAATTGTATCTGAATCGAAAACCGTGTTTGCCATTCAAGAAGTATGAATATTGGGCGAGGCTTCTTGATGAAATTGGAAAAATGATTGGAGGATATAAAAAAGCCGTCAAATGACGGTTTTTATATATGGGGAGTGAGCCGTTTATATTAGCGCGTGCCGTTCCGCGGGGCGAGTTGGAACAACACGTCCAGCGCGGGTGTTGCGGCGTTGTACTTGAATAACCCGCGTTCTAATTCGAGTAACAACATTGGCTTCCGCTCCGCTCTACCTTTAGTCAGAAGATGTGCGCATACGTGCGTAAATCCAGTACAGAGGTTAAAGGGGTTCACTTCCCTTTCTGTATTACATACCGGAAAAAAGATTGAATTGCCGTAGAAACAGTTAGTAAACAAAGCAATAGTTGAAAAGTGTTACATAGTGGCACAAATATACAAGAGAGGAAACAAGGGAGAGGCGATGAAAACAATTAAGAATTTATATCCTAAAATTTATGACTTTGAAAATTTATATCAAGCATGGGAACAGGCGCAGAAAGGGAAAAGATTCAGAGAAGAAGTTTTGGCATTCGCCAACGACCTTGAAGCTAACTTGATTGATATTCAAAATCATCTTATTTACGGAACTTACCGGGTGGGGAAATACCGCCCGTTTTATGTTTATGAACCAAAGAAAAGGTTAATTATGGCTTTGCCTTTCCGTGACCGGGTTGTGCAATGGGCTATTTATAGACAACTTTTTCCGTTGCTGGATAAGCAATTTATATTTGATTCTTATGCTTGCCGCAAGGGGAAAGGGACACATGCCGCGGCGGATAGGTTGCAATATTGGTTGAGGCAAACAGACAGAAAACCAGAACGATACTATTACTTAAAGCTTGACATATCAAAATATTTTTACAGGGTGGACCATGCCGTTTTAATTGAGATACTGAAAAGAAAAATAAAAGATAAACAGTTAATTGAATTGCTTTGTACAATAATCAATTGTGAAGAAATGAAATTTGGATTGCCAGCGGGAGTTAACCCGGATATGTGTCCGGAAGATGAAAGGCTTTCAGAAGTTGGAATGCCTATAGGAAACTTGACATCACAAATGTTTGCGAATTTATATTTGAATGAACTTGACAATTACGCAAAGCATGGATTGCGATTGCATTACTACATTCGATATATGGATGATGTCATAATTCTACACCCGGACAAGAAATATCTTGCAGAGGTGAAAAATGAAATAGAGACATTTTTAAATGAAAAGCTTAATTTGCAGTTGAACAATAAAACAGCAATTCGACCTTGTAGCATGGGAATTGATTTTGTCGGATTTAGAATATGGGCGACACATAGGAAGTTGAAGAAGAAAACAGCAAAGAAGATAAAAACGCGTGTTAAATACCTTGTAAAAGCAAAAGAATCCGGAGAAGTAACGCAGGAAACTTTTGAAAGAAGTATTGCTTCATACAAGGGGATTTTACAACATTGCAATAGTTATGGATTTAGGCAGAAGCTAAATGAAATGTTCAGAAAGAATAGAGGTGAGCAACGTTGAACGAATGCAAGGATTGCATACAAGTGAAGAACTTGGAAGATAGAATAAAATCCGTTTGGAATGCGATTAATGAAACAAAGGGTTTCATTAAAGACTTTGAAAAAAGAATTACAGATTTAGAAATCGCAAAAAGTGAGAGCAGAAAAGATATAGAAAGGATATTTGACGCAATAGAGACGATTGAAAAAAATATAGTCAAAATTGCAGACGCTATGGAAGCCATGAAAAGCAAAGACATCAAGACATATGACAATTTAAAATATGAGGTTATAAAATACATCGTGCTAGCTGGGCTTGCCTTTGCCATGGCTAAACTTTTCTAAAAGGACGGTGAAAAAGAATGGAATATATAGGCTACATCATAGCAGGAGTTTTTGCCGGAGCCATTGTAACGGCATTTATTGCGGCGAAAAAAGGAAAGAAAAAATTTGAGTTCTCGAAAGTTGTACTTATGTTGGTTTTATCAACCTATTTCATAGGGGTTTTCGTAGGAGTGAAAATTGTTTTTATTGATGTATCACAATTGGGGGTTGTGCTGGCGTTCATTGGAACACCAACAGCCGCCGCGATTGCTTTTTATTGCTGGAAAGCAAAGGCAGAGAACTTATTGAAAATTAAAAAGGAAAATCCGGAAATTACGGAAGTTCCTATTGATTTTAATAATATATCATCACAATAATAAGGAGGTAATTTGGAATGAGAATAACAAAGAAAAATTCACCAAACAAGTATAATGGAAGAAGAGGTTGGAAACCAGATATGATTGTTTGTCATATCACAGAGGGGTCATATAATGGCGCGGTATCATGGTTATGCAATCCGAAGTCGCAAGCTTCGGCACATTATGTTGTTGCTAAAGATGGAAGAGTGACGCAACTTGTGGACCTAAAGGACGGTGCTTGGTGCAATGGGACAAGTACAAAGCCATCAAGCAAAGTTTATTATGGGAAATCATCACTAAAAGCCGTAAGAGATAGAAGGACCAACGCAAACTATTACACTATTTCAATTGAGCATGAGGGATTCTGGAAGGAAAACAAAGGCAAACTTACAGAAGCGCAGAAAGCCGCAACAATTGAACTGATAAAGCATATAAGGGATGAAGTGAAAAGGATATTCGAGGTAGAAATACCAGCGAATAGAGCGCATATAGTGGGACATTACGAAGTAAATCCGATAACAAAACCACATTGCCCGGGTGAGAACTTCCAGTTTGACGAAATAATAAAAGCAGTAAGTGGCTCGAATAGCACACCAACGAATACAAATGATTTTAAAGTTGGTGATACCGTAACAGTTAAAAGAAGCGCCACAAAGTACGCTACAGGACAAAGGATTGCCAATTTTGTAAAAGGAAGCAAATACAAAATAAAACAGCTTGGAGCGGATAAGGCGTTGTTATCCGGTATAAATAGCTGGGTGAAATTATCAGACTTAGAAGGAGAGGGAGGAACTAGAAACATTATAAAAGTAGGTTCAAAAGTTAAAATCACCGGAAGCAAATATGCAACAGGTCAGAAAATCCCGGGATGGGTAAAAAACAGAACTCATGAAGTTTCAAGGATAGCAGGAGAAAAAGTGCTGCTTGGAGCAAATGGTGGAATCAATAGTTGGTTGAATAAAAATGACATTAAAATTATAAAATAGGGGGAACGAAAATGGCTATATTGAATTTTTTGTTTGAAAATTGGGACAGTGTTCTTGTTGCTATAGGGTTTATTGCACTTGTTGTGGTGCTTATCAAAAGAGGCGAAACGAAGATATTGAACAATATACTTTACAAGCTGGTAACACAAGCAGAAAGAGAATTTGGAGCAGGAACAGGGGAATTGAAATATGCGGCAGTATCTGATTGGATATACGAACGTTTGCCGGCTATATTGAAATTCTTATTTACTTCAAAAGATATAGACAGAATGATTGAAAGCACACTTGAAATGGCAAAACAAAAATGGGAAAGCAACGAAAACCTAAAAATGTATATTAATAATGAAGAGAAAATTTTGCCAGAAATTAAAACGGAATAAAAGAAGCAAAAGCCCGTTGGAGAATTGATGTTCACCAGTGGGCTTTTGAACATATTTTATAGTTGAATGCTTACAAACTGTATGGTAGAATATACTCATGCATAAAATAGCATTATACCAAAAATACAGAAAGAATACAAGAAAAATTAATTTTATTAACAATATATAATAACACACTTGGAAATAATAAATATAGGAGGAAGCTACCGCGATGGAAAATAAAAATAGAGAAAAAGTTGACCTAAGTCTTGACGCAGAGACATTTTACAAGAAATATGGGCGCAAAAAAACCATATCTACATTCACTTTAGGATGTAAAGTAAATCAATATGAAACAGAGGCAATGATTGAGCTTTTTAAAAAAGCTTCATATGAAATTGTGGACTGTGAAGAGTATGCTGATGTATATGTGATAAATACTTGTACAGTAACAAATATGAGTGATAGAAAATCAAGACAATTTATAAGAAGAGCTAAAAAGAAAAATCCTTGTTCTATAATAGCTGTAGTTGGTTGTTATTCTCAAGTAGCACCTGAGGAGATTCTAGATATAGAAGAAGTAAACATTGTTATGGGAACAAATGATAGAAATAAAATTGTACAAATAATAGAGAAAGTTAATAGTAATACTAAATTGAGCACTGTTGATGATATAATGAAGGTTAGAGAATTTGAAGAAATGCAAATAAAAGAAGTAAGAGGAAAAACTAGAGCATTTTTAAAAATACAAGAAGGCTGTGATAGATTTTGCTCTTACTGTATAATACCTTATGCCAGAGGACCTGTCAGAAGCAGATTACTTGATAATATAGTAAGTGAAGTTAAAGAACTTTCAAACAATGGATTTAAAGAAATAGTTCTAACAGGTATTCATGTAGCATCTTATGGAAAAGATTTAGGAAATGTAAATTTGTTAGATGTGTTAAAGGAAATTCATAAAATAGAAGGTATTAAAAGAATAAGATTAAGTTCTGTAGAACCTCTTCTTATGACAGATGATTTTATAAAAGAAATATCTTCTATGGATAAGATATGTCCTCACTTTCACTTATCCCTTCAAAGTGGATGTGATGAAACGTTAAAAAGAATGAATAGAAAATATACTACAAAAGAATATAAAGATATAGTTAAAAAAATTAGAGAAAACATAAAAAATGCATCTATAACTACAGATGTCATAGTTGGTTTTCCAGGAGAAACTGATGAAGAGTTTGAAAAGACTTATAGATTTTTAGAAGAAATAGAACTTTCTCAAATGCATATATTCAAGTATTCTCCAAGAAAAGGAACTCCTGCTGCTGTTATGAAAAATCAAGTAGATCCTAAGATAAAGCAAGTGAGAAGTGAAAAGCTTATAAGTTTATCTAAGGAGAATTATGTAAAATTTGCATCTGATTTCATAGATAAGACTATGCCAGTATTATTTGAGCAAAAATTAGAAAATGGATATTATGAAGGATTAACTCCTAATTATATAAGAGTTTTAGTTAAAGAAGAAGATATAGAAGGAAAAATATTAAATGTGAAATTAAAGGAAATAAAAGAAGAATTTGTAGAAGGAATTTTGATTTAA